CCTTTGCTGTACTCGGTCATTACCTTGCTAATTTTCTTTTGAGCCTTAGTTTTCATACTAATTCCGTCACAGAAATTGTTGATGAAGTGACAGTAGCATCCTTAATAACCGCAATCTTTTGTCCAGGGGTTACCTTAATAATCTCAATTGAGTTATTGGGCATCATTGGTGAAGTTGTCAGGTTTGCGGTTGGGGCAGAACCGAGCTGATAGTGGCAATGACCCAAAGAGCAAGCAATACGAACCATAGTGGTATTAGCACCAAAAGCCGTAGATGCAACGCTTGAGTTAGTCACTGAGAAAACTTGGGTTGTGCCAATGGCGGCAACACCATAAGCAACTTGATTAGGGTCGAGTTGGAAAGTAGACATTATTTACCTCTTGAAGATTTTTTCATCATGTTTGTAGCGGTACGAGCGCCACGCATAGGCATTGGCATAGACTTTTTAGGCTTACCAATAGCAATCATGACTGTTACAGGAACACCCTTTTTAGGGGTTTTGGGAGACTTAGAAGATGTTTTCATTTCCATATCCGATCTGCAATAAAAGTAACCAAACCACCGCCAAAGGATGCCAAGGACATCCCAACCCAAAGACCACCTTTAGACTTGTTTGCCATTTCCAAAAGCGTTTTCACATCTGTACTCAGAATGTGCATTTCTTTTTGTAAAGCCTCAACTTGAGCCTCTAACTTGCCAAAATCTCTTGCGTCAATATCAGACATTTACAACCTTTCGGGGTCTACCCATACGTTTAATAGTGGGGATGACAGGCGCACGAAATGCGGTATCTGTACGCACAGAATCATGAGACTCTATGGTTACTTCTGGCTCATCTACCCTTACATAACCCTGATGACCCTTCATGGAGTCAATGTCATGTTGCAGGTTAAGAGTCACGGTGTTACCTGACTGAAGACAACGAAAAGTAGCCATAAAACCCCTTAAATGAGAAAGAGGGGACTAGCCCCCCTTCCATTAGTTTACAGGACGACCAACAATAAGTTGCAATGTTGTAGAAGCTAAGTCCACAGAACCTGCTGTTGGGTTGTAGGTCACGATAGTCACAGTGTTAGCGGCTGAAACATAGGCTCGGCGAACCAAACCAGCTTCACTGACACCAATTGACATACCAATCACCATGTCGCCCAAAGCCACGCCTGGAACGGTTACTGTGTCTGTAGCTGTAGCAGTGGTAGCAACTGATGCGCTATCCAAAGTACAAGAAACATCCCATGTATCTGTAAACAGACCACGGAACTGATCGTTTCCACGGCGGGAAACTACTGCTGTTGCTGCTGCCATTTTGATTTCTCCTAATTAAGTTAAAAAAGTCCCCCCACCACTAGGGCAGGGGGCGCAACTGCAATTAGGCTGGAACTGCCAAAGCAAACATGGAAGAAGACTTAGCACCGCCAACAGAAGCGGCACTACGCAAGGCGGCAACACCGTACAAAGTGTCAGAAGTAAACAGAGTAGCCAAATACTCTTGTTTGTACTGAACTTGTGAACGGACACCAACTTGCTCAACCAGAACCATAGCGTCTTTGTGACCCATCAAGCACACACGGGCAGCACCAGAACCAGAAGTGGTATCAGCATTGCTAGAAGTGAACACAGGGATGCCATACAGGTTGCCGATTTCGCCTGTGCGGATAGCATCGCCAGTACCGACAAATGCTTGTTCGGTGTAACGAGCCAAGCCCATCAGGGTGTTACGGCTTGATGGAGGGATGAGGAAGAAACGATTGTCCATAGGAGTATCGTTGTCATCCAAACGCTGAATAGTGCGGCGAATAGCGGCATCAGTCAAAGCAGACTCATTGTTGTTTGCGGCAACATAAGCTGTTGTACCGTCACCACCAACGTAAGCGGCAGCATAAGCGGCTGCACCAGCAGTACCACCATTGGCAGAACGGCCCAACTGCACCAAGTCAGTATCAACTTGACGAGCCAAAGCGTAACCAGCATCAGCAGTGTAGAACTGACGCATAGAGTTCAATGCTTGTGCTTCAACGATGTCTTCAATCAAGCGGCTATATTCATAGTGCTTGTTGATGGACACTTGCACTTCAGACTCAGTAGCAGCAATCAAAGTGACTGCGGCTTCAGTGGCTTTAGCAGAAGCAGAACCACGAGTAGGTGCAGGAATGTGAATGGTGTCACCTTTCTTGCCCTTGAAGTTCATCTTCATAACGAGGTTTGCAAGAACCAAGTTTTTCTTGTAAGCCGCTACGATTTCATCTGACCAAATCTCAGGGATGAAATTGGCGGCGGTAGTGGTGGTCACCGAATTGGTGGGGGAAAATGATGTTGCCATGTTGTCTCTCCAATAAAATCAAAAGTTAAGTTATTTGACTCGTCCCTCTGCGTATGCTGTCATGATTTCATCACTCAAAGCATCGTATCGGTTCGGGTCTTGCATCTTCAGCCGAATAAGGTCAGCCCTTCGATAAACTCGTTTTCCAGATTCACCAGTACCACCACTATCTACAGATGCGGCTTTCAGATTAGTCTTACGCTGAGTTTCCCCTGCGTCACTTGTCTGTTTAGCCTTAACACTTTTCAATTGCTTGTAGGTACTGAGCAGTTCGTTAGCACTGTCATAGTCGTATTCACCATCAGCTTTAGCGTACAAACCAAGGCGAATAGGAGAAGATTTCACCCAATTCACAAAGTCTGTATCTTGAACAATCTGACCAAAATCAGGATGCTCACTAGAAAGCTTTTGCTGAATTTGCATCTTTTTGAACTCTAAAGCCGCTTGGCGACCCGCAAGAACATCAGGATGGTTATCAACAGTCTTACGAACAGCCGCCTGTGGATTCTCGAAAAAATCTACTTCTGGCTCGTCCTCTTTAACAGGTTGAGGTTTACCCGCAAGGTTTTGCTTAATGAGTTCATCCGCTAATTTGCGTACTTCCCCCACTTCTTGAGCTTGCTTGCCAATCAGCTTTTCTGCCTCTTGGTGCATCTTGATAATGTCTGACAGTTCTTTACCCCGATATTTATCAGGAATGTCATCATTAGCTTGCTCAATTGTGGAATGAAGTTGTTGCTTTTCAACGACTTCTAACTCACTTTGCGTCTCATCTGGGTTATCAATCAACATTGTTTTTCCTTTTTCCTGCCACTTTTGGGTTCTAGGAGACACAACGGCATAAATGCTTATGTTGTGGTTTTGCGTTCAGCCGCTAACTTTTCACGGTGTTTTCGGTCAAATTTCATTGCCGAACCAGGGAAACTCCCTGACCACCCTTCCAAGTTAATGCTTGGCGCAGAGATTGTGCGATTGGCTAAACCACCGCACTCACACTGAACAGATTGCATCTCATAAACACAATACCGCTCAATCTTGTGTCCGTTTTCACAGACAAAATCATACATTCTTTTCATTCAATTCCTCGTAGGCTCGTTCGCTGACCTCTTTCAAGGTTTTCAGCCAAGTCAAGATGGAAAGTTCACCTTTTTTGAACATTAAGGTCTTTTCATCAGGAATCACGCTTATATTATTCAAGGACTCTATCATATTGTCAATATCTATAGTTAAGTCCTTCCACCCCTCCATAGACATCATGGAAAAGCGTTCTTCATAATACTTTTGTAGTTCTGGGGTCATGCTTCTTCACTTTGTTCTGGAATGACAGGTTCAACCCAATTTTCTCCGTCCCAAGACCAGCCAATACCAATATGGTCGGCAGCAGGAATACAGACAATGCCTTCTGGTGGTTGCCATCTATTCAAGTCACCATCCCACAAACTGACGTTTTCAACAACGCCGTCACGAATCATTGCATATCGAATTACCATGAAATCACCACTACCTTTCCTGCGCCACCTGCGCCACCTGCACCACCAATGGTAGTTCCACCACCACCGCCTCCACCGCCTCCACCTGGAGTGCCGCCGTCACCGCCTTTTGAGCCAGTTCCAGCATTATTGGCTGAACCACCTGCGCCTCCTGCGCCAGCCGCCAAGGATGTACCTGCCGCACCATTGGCTGATGCTGTTCCTGTGTTGATTGCCGCTGATGCCGCACCACCACCTGCATTTTGTACCGCACCGCCTGTTGAGCCGCCTGCGCCACCTAATTGAGAAGTTCCAGGATCGGCTGCGTTAATGCCACCCCCACCCCCACCGCCAGCAGCAGAAAAATAAGATGAGCCGCCTGTTGCAGCGGTATTGGTTGAAGTTGATCCTCCACCTCCTCCGCCTCCACCTAGATATGATGAACCAGTTCCACCGGGAGTTGTTCCCCCTGATGAACCACCTGCGCCTCTGTAATCATCAGATGATGTTGCTAATGATATTGTATTTGTTGCACAAGCACCACCTGATGCACCTGCGCTAGTTGTTGCTGAAGACCCTACCGCAGAACCTCCTGCTCCTCCTCCTCCGCCACCGCCAACAGTTGCAGAAACTCCACCGCCACCACCGCCATAAGCAACCAAAAAGTTACCAAACTGAGAGTTAAACCCTACACCACCAGCAGTACCAACACTAAAATTTCCACCAGTGCCACCCAATCTTGAAGCGGCAACAGTAACGCCAACAGCAGGGGTCAATTCGGAGGTCAGGAATTGCATTTGCATATGCGCTCCACCACCGCCGCCTCCACCACCCGGCCTGACAGTAGCACTAGGTGTTGCTACGTTACCTGTACCACCACTACCAGAACCTCCACCACCATAGCAATCAACAAGTGAATATGTTGCTCCAGTGGGTCGAATCCATGTGCCGTTAGCCGTGAATACTTGAATATCAGTTATAGCAGTAGGGGCAATCAGAATGTTTCCATTGGAATCAATAATTGACCAACCTCTTGTGTCAGTAAACTGCAATGTGCAATTAGGAGCAAGTGCCATTGATGCTACATAGTTGTATAAAGTTGTATTGTCATTCAAGCGAATGGTGACGTTTACAAAGTCTGTATCTTTGTTTGCAACGGTTATTAAATTAACTTTTCTTTGTGTTGACGCTGCTGGTGCAGAAAGAATATCAACAACAGTTGTGCTATTTGTTGTTGAAAGCTGAACTGCTGGCGTTGTCGTTGTTGATGTGAAATCTACATAATCAACAACAATAGGTAATTGATTGGCGGTAACTGCCGCACCAAGCAAGATTTGAAGTTTTCTGGTTGTTGTGTCAAGTATCATTTTTTTACCAACTATAAACCACTACACGACCGCCGCCACCATCACCGCCTCGACCACCTGTGGATGTACCACCACCGCCACCGCCGCCGCCGCCTCCGGGAAAGCCTCCTGCGCCTCCTGCACCACCAGTGCCTGCATTGTTTGCTCCACCACCACCACCACCTGTACCGCAAGCAATAGATGAGCCTGTTGTGCCAGCAGTTCCAACCGCACCCGTAGCAGCTCCACCTGCTCCGCCGCCACCTGCGCTAGTTGCAGAACCACCAGTATTTCCACCAGCACCACCTGCTGTGGCTGAATTAGCAACAGAGACTCCACCGCCACTACCGCCACCACCAGCAGAATAGTATGAACTTCCACCAGTATTTCCTGCAACAAGGCCAGTTATACCGCCTCCACCACCGCCACCGCCTAAATATGATGAGTTTCCTGCAACTGTCGTAGTTCCAGCAACAGTTCCTGAAGCACCAATATTTGTAGCATATAAGGTTGATGTAGCACTCGCTACAAAAGCAGAACCACCTAATGCCGCTGTTGAATCGGTAGTTGATGCTCCCGCAGATGTTGCCCCGCCGCCGCCGCCGCTGCCGCCACCAGTAGTTGAACTTGAAGAACCAGAGCCACCACCACCAGCATATCCATAAAGATATG